ATGGCAAGGTTCATTAACTGAAGGTAGAGCTATTGTTTTAGAAGCTAATTCTTCTGATTTAATGAATGAAGGGTTTGCTAAAATAAAACATCTTATGGGATATAAATCTGAAAATACTTTAGGTACTCCAACAGCTAATGAAAGAATCAATGAAAATAATCGTATTAAAACGGGAATTAGTCAAGGTTTCACCAATAAGATTGAAGAAATTGATGAAAACTGCGAGGAAATTGAAGGTCAAGTAGCACCAACAGTAACTAAAGATAAAATGCCACATGCTAACGCAGAAGGTGATATGGTTATGGCTGAATATGGTGGTGGTGGATTACCATATGACACTGGATGGGATGATGAAGATGATTCAAATGAAAAACCATCTGAAGTAACGGATAAAAAATAAAAATATGAAAAGAGTAACATTTAAAAAAGAATTTACGAATATCAACGAAGCTTTAACTAAAGTTCCAAATCAATTAAAAGAAGATAAGAATATCTTTGAAATAACTGATGGGAATAAAATTATTAAAGTTAGATGGGAAGGTACTTTAGAAGAAGGTAAAGCGGTAGCTTTAATAACTAAAGACAAACATCTTATAAACGAAGAAGTTTCTAAGATGAAAAATCTTATGGGCTTCAAACCTGAAAACACTATTGGAACTCATAAAGGTGACGGTAGAGTAATGGAAAATGATAAGTTCAAAGAATTATTATCAATTTCTAAAAAAAAAAGATTAACCGAAGATTCAGGTAAAATTGCTTTAGTTGATGAATCTGAGATTTTGGATGAAGGTCTTAAAAGTATCATAGCTGGTGTTATGATGTTGGTAGGTGCTATGGCATCAGGCCAAGAAGTTCCACCACAAAAAGTAGATACAGTTAAAATGGAGCTTTCAAGGTTATCCCCAGAACAAAAAAGTGTTATTGGTGATAAATTAACCCCAGAACAAAAAGAACAAATTAAAACTAAAACTGGTATTGAATTCACTGATGAATACATGGATGATACTTTTGCTTGGGAACCTAAAAAAGACGCATTTAAACATCAATCGGCACCAAAACTATATTTAGGTAAGTATGGTGATATTAAAGCTGCTAAAGTGACTAATATTGGCTCTAATGGTAACGGTGGATATGTTTATACAGTTCAAGTATCAGGGCCATATGCAAAAGACGCATTTAATAATGTAAGAAGTTATTTAGGTAAAAATAATAAAAATTTAGATAATACGACAATAGAATTTGTTACTGACACTGGAAGTCCTTTTAATGGAAAAGAAATAGTTTATAATTAATATAAAAGCCCACTTAAGTGGGCTTTTATATTAATAGGATATTTATAATAAAAAAGGTTATGACTGATAACGTAAATAAATTAATAAAGCATATGTCTAGACCACTATCTCTATTACAGATAGAATTAGTATATGAAAGCAATCAAATTGTATATGAGAGAGCTGATTTATACCATGAATTTATATTAACTTTAGATGATTTAATTGAATCTACTTATTTAGGTCATGATATGATGGATGAACAAGAAAGGTTAAATCATTTCAAATGGTGTTGGAATAAGACGTGTGATTTAATTAACACCAATGTTATTAAATTTAATAAAAATGATGAAGCATATATTTATTTTTTAGATTTATACTTTGATACGTTTTATAATGAATCTTCCATCAGTTATCTTGATGTTAAAATGTATTGGGATTTCATATTCAATTATAAAATAGAAAAAACTCGTTCAGATATTGATAGATTCATAAAATTATATAAGATTTTTGAAAAATCCTATATAAATGCAATTTATTTGACATAAAAACAAGGTTTTCTATTTATTTATTCTTTTAATTTCATATATTAGTCGTATGAGATTAAAAAACATAGTTTTAACGGATTTAATTAATGAACGTTTAGTTGCTTACGAAGAACTAGAACGTGTCATGAATAGTAGAGATAGTATAGAGAATACCGTCAAAAAATCGAAACATTACTTAAGACAGATTGTTAGATTAAGTGCCATGATTGAAGAGTGGCAGCAAATAAACCAACCAGAAAGTCAAATCGACTTTGTTAAACTGGCTGACCAATTAACACAACAAAAAGATGGATAATTTAGATGAATTAAAAAATATGATAGACAATTTAGAGGTTGATTTACTTAAATTTTATAAAAAAGGAAATAAAGCAGCGTCAATAAGGGCTAGAAAAACTTTACAAAATATTAAGCAACAAGCCCAAGACATCAGGATGGATATATCACAAACTAGAAAATATAATAACTAATGATGATAGATGTTTTAAATAAAGTTTTATTGATGGTATTCATATTATCAATATTAAACGTATTATGGCATGCATTCTTCTTCATTCAAGCGTATGTAAAGACTGAAAAAGAGAATAGTAAATATATTGTGTCACCACGTAGTTTACTTATATTAGGTTTATCAATAGCCTATGTGATTGCGTCAATAATAACAGGAATTAATTTATAATAATGGGAAATATAAACGATAGAGTAAAAGAATTAAACCCTCATGTTTTAAGTATTAGATTTACTAACGGATTAACGGTAGTGGATTGTGCTTTTAAACCCAATTGGGCCATACCTAAATCAGATATCGTTGGTAATGAAACAACACCTGATAAACCTAACTATTACATGTTGTACCCATTAAATGAAAAAGTTGGTATAGATGAAATATTAGATTATGTGGCGTATGTGATTAATGTTAATATAGAAAGAGAGCTTAAAATTAAACTCTTACAAATTAAAATTACTGAATTGAAGAATATTTTCACCAAAAATTCATTAGAAAAGTGTAAATCAATTTTATTTACATTTAAAACTGATTTAGAAAGTGAGGAAGAGATTGATTTAAATGAAATGCCAATTTATAATGATAGACCAAGTGAGGGACCAAGTGAGGGTGTAAATAAGGGAATAAATGAGGGAATAAAGTCATCAGGTAAAATTGATGGTGATGTTCCTGTTCCTGAAGTAACAGAGATTTCACAACAAGAAATCCTTAAGGAAAAGCATAATATCAACCCAGCTACGGCTAAATTTAATAATGAAACATTTGAATTACCACCTAAAACAAAAGAGGGTAAAATAGTTGTTGAGGACTTTATTGAACCTGAAGTTGTTTGTAAGTGTAACACTAATGACATTAATCAAGTTTGTCCAGCTTGTATAGACTCAAAATATTAAGTTATGAAATTATTAGTAGTTTTATTATTTGCATATGGGATGTCCAACATAATGGTATTCTCATCAATTTTTGAAAAGTGGCGAAATTTTTGGACAAGAATATCACCTAATTTTTTTGGTGAGTTATTTACTTGCATGATTTGTTTACCATTTTGGGTAGGTATATTACTATCACTTTTTGTATTTTCAGTATCATCCACGTATTTAGATATTAATTCAACGATATTATCAGCTTTTGTTGATGCTTGTTTAACATCTGGTGGCGTATGGTTAATACATACATTACAAGAAAAGTTAGAAAAATGAAAAATTATTTTTATAATGAAATAAAAAAAGAAGAAAACGGAATTAAATTAGAAAGAAGAAAAACTGATTTAAGTAAGGAGGCGTTTATTCAAGAAATAAAAAATGGTTTAGGTGAACAAATTAAGGCAAACCCTAATAAGGCTATAATCAACACTAAGCCAAAGGAAAATATATTTAAAAGGTTTTTCAAAAAATTAATGCAGATATTTTAAGATGAAACATGATATGACATATGAAAAATTAATACAGAGTGTTTCTGAAATCGTTAATAATAATTTAATACATAAAGAGGGGTTGGAGCTAACGTATAAATTAAATACTCAAAATCATAAGAAATTAAGTGAACATTTCTTCTATAAAATTAACAGTGAAAATGATGATTATGAGTATGCTGAAGAATTTGAAGTTGAATTGGGAAATATAACAATAAAATTTATAATAAATGACGAAGTTTTATAAATGTGCGTTTTTCTCTTATTATATTGATAAGGGTATTAAATGGTTTAAAATTTTAGGTTTTAAATTATCATTTAAACACATCATAAATTATAAATTTAATACTGACAATCCTAAAGGTTTTATAATCGGTTGGTGGCTAATAACAATAAATGAAAAATGAAAATTTAAGTAATGACAGAAAAAAAAGAAGAAGAAATAGTTTTATCTAGCGAAGAAAAACAATTTATTGAAATGCAAAGAAAAGAGGGTGAATTATTAGAAGTGTTTAAAAAAGAGTATACTGATTTAGTTAATAAAACAGGGTTTGCTTGGACAATAGATGTGACTTCACCACTAAACAACCTTAAACTTACCATCGGTAGAGTACAAAGATAATAAAGTTTAGAAATTAATAAAAAACCATGGTAAAACATGGTTTTTTTTGTTTACTATTAATTTAATTTTTAGTATACTTGTTGTATAAATTAAATAATATGAAAATAGTAATAAAAGAAATGACGGAACTTGGTGATAAATTATTGGTTTACCAAACGACAGATACGAATCAACCAGTTAATTGCACTATCACTAATAAAGAAGATGTAAACGAAGTCATAGAATCAATTTCAAATAAAATAAAGTTAAGTGAGACATCACCAATTGTCATGTCATACGTACTATACCATAAATACATTAAACAAGATGGAATCACAGAATAAAGAACAACCACTAATATTAGTGACGTATATGGATAGAATGGTCTTATCCGACCACGAATCCATGCAAATAATTTCAGAAAATCTTAAAGCTGCTTTAGAAGCTAAAGGTGTTAATGCTGTTACACTATTTGTACCAACAGAAACACGAGAACGCATTGAATGCATCAACCCTGTTATCGCAACGGAAGAACAAATCATCAAAATAAATAAATTAATAGCTGACATCGAAAAAGCATTCGATATCAAACATGATTTAACTGAAGAAGATGAAGATTATGAAGGGAGTGCGGTAAAGCCTTTTAAAAGTGATGAAAGTTAAAAAACAAGTGGTTTTGGGTTTCCAGTTATTAATATTAACATTCACAATTTTGATAAGTTGTGGTACACGATGAAATATAACTCAACTATAAAATATAGCGGTAAAGTTTGGTCTCCAACTACTGATAATGGGACTTGGGTGGCTTATAGAAATGGAACGCCATTTATAACAGGTAATTCTTCATGGACTCAATCAATAGAAGATGATAATTTTAGAGAACAAGTGGAATGGGAATTAAACGCATTGGAAAAAGCTGATAAAATTGTGGTTTATATTGACCCTAAAACCAAATCACCAATCACACTTATGGAAATTGGCTTACATGCACATTCAAATAAAATGTGTGTTTGTTGTCCAGAAGGTTTCTATAGAAAGGGCAATATAGATGTTGTTTGTAATAAGTACAACATACCAATGGTGGACGATGTTGATGGGTTGGTTAAATTCATATTAGATGGAAAAGATTCAAATTGTGGGTAGCTAAAATTTTTAGTAAATTAAAAGATGTCTAAATTAGTTGAAGGTGAAGATTATTATTTAACACCTGAAGGTTATAAATGCTTTACAGAAGCTTACCATTTAAAAAGGGGTTATTGTTGCAAGAGTGGTTGCAAACATTGCCCTTACGATTATAATAAAAATGTAGAATAATGAACACTGAAGAACTAAAAAGAATAGCTGATAAGTGGGGTGCTACGGGTTTTTTATCTGGTATACATAAGGAATTAAGTAAATCTATTGCCGAATTATTTGAATGTGAAGCTTCTTATTTATTAACTGACAACTATTATTATGTTTATATGGTTGAATGTTCAGATGGTACAATATACACAGGAATCGCTAGGGACGTTTCTAAGCGCATTTCAGTACATAATAAAGGCAAAGGAGCTAAATACACTAAAACACGCTTACCAGTGACCTTAAAATGGCAGAAACTGTGTAGAGATAGGTCTATGGCAAGTAAATATGAATATAGAATCAAAAAACTGTCTAGAAAACAGAAATTAAAATTAATAGAAGAATATGGAAAATGAATTTAAGGTATTTTCAGGGTCATCGTTTACCCTTACAAGTGATTATACACACTATAAAATTAATGTGAATAATATTAAAACTATTGATGACGTTAAGCTTATTTTAAGTTATTTAGATATGACCTACTCACCAAAATCAAAAGAAGATTTTGAGAAGATGAAACATTTGTTAATAATTAATTAATAAAAATTTTGGTTTTTATCGATAAAATACGTATATTTGCTGTCTAACCGTAAATTATATCGATGAAAAACAAAGATTTTGATAAATTTAAGTATTTACTTAGGACTTCTTATATCCATAATAAAAAATATAATAATATACCTGAATCTAGGTATACTAACGCTTGGGGTTTAATACTAATACCTTTAATTATTTTTATAAGTATTATATATTATACTTTTAAGGTCTGGTTGTAGTTCTCCAAATTTTGGTATAATCCCAACCAGTTTTTTCGTGGATTAATTCATAATAATCACCAGCCATCTTTTTATTAGCGGTACCCATAAAAAATAGATTTTTTATCTTATTATCTTTAGCGGCTTTTGATAGAGCATGATGAAGTCGTTGCGCATCCCGTTTACATTTACAAATTACCATATCAAATTGGTCTTCAACATGAATAAGTAATTTATTATTTACAACAACCACTTGTTTGGTTTTTTTAGGGTCACCCATACCAACCATAAGTAATTGTATAATATCTATGATAGTTTTTCTATCATTTCGTTTATCATAACCATAAACCCAGAATTCTTCTTCAACATCATAACTAGAATCATGTAATACAGTCCAAATACCAAAAATAGGTTTTTCATAGACTAATTTACCCATTCTATCTCTAATTAATCTAGGTTCATCAGTTTCATCATAATCTTTAACAACATATATTTTATATTCTACAGGTATGATGCCGTTATAATTGATATATTCTTTTCTAAATAGTACATTGTTTTCCATTTTAATTTTATTAAAATTAAGGAAAGACGTTTGCTCTTTTTTACATTTATGAAGGGTTTTTTTATATTCCCCGTTTCTAGTTAAGATTACACGATATAGCATATGTTAAATATAAAGATAATATTTTAATAGTAAAGACTTGGTTTATAGGTTTTTTTTTAGTATATTTGCACATAAATGTAACTTATGAGTAAAGACTTATATAAAATTCTGGAAATTGATAAAAATGCCAGCGAAAGTGATATTAAAAAAGCTTATCGTACTATGGCAAAAAAATACCATCCAGATAAGAATCCAGATAATAAAGAAGCTGAGCAAAAATTCAAAGACGTTGCTGAAGCTTATGAAGTATTGAGTGACCCTAATAAAAAAGCTAGGTATGATTCGATGGGTTATGATGCGTATAATGGTGGCCCTACTCAAAACCATGCGAATCCCCATGATATGTTTGCAAATTTCTTCAACTCTATGCGAGAGCAACAAGAAAATGAACAACTTAAAAGGCAACACACCATTATTCAAAAAATAGCTTTGACTATGGAAGAAGTTTATCATGGTGTGACCAAGAAATTTAAATATAAAAGGTCAGTTAAATGCGGTACTTGTAATGGTAAAGGTGGTGAGAATATAGTTAGATGTGAAGCGTGTAACGGGCAAGGCGTTCAATATAGAATTATACAAACTCAACTTGGTAGAATGCAAGAAACCATTTCATGTAATTCATGTAGTGGTCGAGGGTTTAAAATTGGTAAGACATGTAATTCATGTAGTGGTCAGGGTCTCGTTAGAGTAGATGAAATTTTAGAAGTTAAAATACCTCATAGTGTAATGCCTAACCAACATATAGTATCCCGTAATAAAGGTCATTATTATGCCGATAGAAGTGGTGAACGTTATGGTGATATGGTAATGTTAGTTGAAATAAATCAAGATAAGTACACAATTATTGAAGATTATGGTTTGATGTCTAAAGTTGATATACCATATGAAGTAATGGTATTGGGCGGTGAATTTACCTTTGATTCGGTAGATGGTTCTAAGGTAAAGGTACCAGTTTCTAAATTAAGTGATATAGGTCATAAATTAAAATTAAAGGGTAAAGGATTGAAAAACCCTAATCAAAGTGTAAGAGGGGACCAATACATTATGCTTGATTTAAAATTCCCTACAGAAATTACAGAAGAAGAAGAAAAATTACTTAATGAATTAAAAAAATTAAAGGGATAGCTTGTTTATTCCCTTTTTTTTTAGTTATATTGCATATAAATTAATAAAAATAGATATTATGGCAAAATGGGGAGAACCTTCAGATGAAACTTTTAAAAAAGTCACAGATGTGTTAATTAGTACTGGGTTAGAAAACTTAGTAGACACTAAAATAATTTTAAATGATGACCAAAAAAAGGTTATAGTGGTTCAAAAAGAATCGGCAGTTAATAAATTCGCTTATGGTTATGATTTAAAACTAACCATAAATGAAATAATTTTTGATGGATTAACAGATATTCAACAAGTACAAATTATTGAAGAAGCGTTGGCTGGTACTTGGTATGATTTCGATAACGATAAGTTAGTTGTTAATGCACCTGATAAAGTTTACAGGTCATTCATTGAAAAATATGGGTGGGATGAAACTGAAAAATTACGTGAGTCAGTTAAATCTTTATATGATAAAGAAAAAAATAACGGTGAAGACCCTAACGTAGATACTGAGTAATATATGGGATTAGATTTTTATAGTGAATTTAAAGATTATGCTATAAAGCATATGGGGATAAGTAGTATGCAATTACATTATTGGGAAAAAACTCAGAATAATATTTATGGTAATTGTATGGTCACGGGTAGTATGACACCTATGGTATTAGAGGAAAGACCAATTAGGGTAAGCCAAATGTCAGTATTTGACAGACTTATGATGGATAGAATACTTTGGTTAGCTGGACCTGTTAATGATTTAATGAGCACAACAGTTCAAGCTCAACTTCTATTTTTAGAAAGCGTTGATAAAAATAAAGATATTACGATTTATGTAGATTCACCAGGTGGAAGCGTTAAGTCAGGATTATCAATGATTGATAACATGATGTTATGTGAAGCTGATATTAGAACAGTAAATACTGGTATGGCCGCTTCAATGGGTTCATTGTTGTTAGGTGCTGGAACTAAAGGTAAACGTAGTACGTTAAGATTTAGTAGAGTGATGTTACATCAAGTATCATCAGGTTATGAAGGTAATATTCAAGACATAGAAATTTCATTTCAAGAATCAAAAAAATACAATAAAACATTATTTGATTTATTAGGTGGTTTTTGTGATAAAGACCCTAAAAAAGTCATGGAAGATGCTAGTCGAGATTTATGGATGAATGCTGAAGAAGCCTTAACTTATGGAATAGTAGATGAAATAATTACTAAGAAATAATGAACAAGATAAATATTGTAAATAAAAGTAACCACGCCCCAACCGATAGAGATTTCTATGTAGGTCGGGGTTCGGCTTTTGGCAACCCTTTTACCAGTCAAAAAATAGAAAGGACTAAAGCTGAATTTCAAGCAAGTAGTAGGGAAGAAGCTATTGAAAAATATGAGACTTACTTAGAAGTGCAATTAAGATTAAAACAAAGAAATGTCATCAATGGGCTTGAGAAAATGGTGGAGATGTTGAAAGAAGGTGATATTAATTTAGTATGTTATTGTGCACCAAAGAGATGTCATGCTGAAGTTATAAAAAATAAAGTGATGGGGATGTTACTTAAAAATTTAATGCCAGAATAATTTGGTGTTTTAAAAAAATCTGTATATTTAAATTATACAAACGTTCTTTAACATAATGGGGGGTGACTGGATTTGACCAGATTTGACGGAAATTTACAGCATGTAGTGTTAGATTGGAAACACTTTAAATACACTATCAAATTTTTTAAACGGCAATATTTTAAATATTGAAGAAAATATCTTTGCTAACGCTACTTGTGGTGTTGCTGGGGAGGTTGTTTTAGCCTAAATTAAAACAATGGTGGTAATCCACTAAAAACTCGACTCTGATGTGTTACGAGTGAACCGAAAAACACATTAATCCTCTCTTTATCGGATTTAAATTGGTATTGACATATTTTTTGTTATTTTTTTTAGTAAAAATTTAACTAAACATGTAGACGTACTTTAATGTACTTTTGGGACTGGGTTTCGAATACCCACACCTCCAGGCTATCGAATTAACTCACTTGCACGTAGTGATAGCCGCACATTTCAATTGGAATGACTAAGAAGTTAATAAATTGTGGAGATTTACTGTTTTACGTGGAGATAAATATATTTATAAGTATGGAAATAAAAAATAATTATCAAAGACCACAATTAAATGTAATTTGTTCCACTTGCGGAATATCTTTTAAAAAAGATGGTTCTGAAGTTAGACGTAATGATAAAATAGGTAGAAATAACTATTGTTCATTAAAGTGTTCGGGTAAAAATAATAATAAACATCTTACAAGTAGTGTTACCTAACTAATGAGTATAACTTATAGATTTTATTAAAAAAGCCACAAGATATTGTGGCTTTTTTGCGTTATAATAATATTTATTATAAAAACATTATTATGAGAATATTTAAAGATTTTAAGGACATGCTTAGCTCTGATGATAGTAGCAAAATGTCAAGTAAGAGAGTAATAACATTTATGGCATTTTTATGCGTAACTGCTGCGTTTATCAGTAATTTATATTTTGATTTGACAGTAGATGATAACATGTATAACGGTATGATTCAAATCGTTTGGGCTGGATTAGGAGTAGTGGTAGGTGAGCATTTATTAAAGAAAAAAAATGCTGACCCTAATTCATAAATAGTTAGACAATTAACTTCTCTTAATAGTCACACTAGGTTTTATAGTAGTGTTAGGTGTTGTCACCACTCTAGGAGTTGGTGGCATTACTGTTGTTGTTGTTTTTTTACATCCGCACATAATATATTGGTTTTATTAATAAATATACGAATAAAACTAAAATGTTAAAGAGTTTTATTTACTTTTTTAAAAAAAAACATAATTTAAATTATGTTTAGAACTAATTTTTTAATAGTAGATGAAGAGTGGAATTTAATTACCGAATATAAAAGTAGGGTTAAACCAGATGTTGGTGAATTTATATTCTTACAACCTAAATATTATAAGGTATTAAATGTTGTCCACACTTTTAAAGTATTACCAATCACTAGAAATATAACAGTAGTTGTGAAGGAATGGAAAAATTTTAAATAAAATTTTGAAAAAAACCTTTATTTTTCTAAAAAAAGTTATATATTTGCAGTGTAGGATGTTGAATTCGATTAAATTCAATGATGTTTTTTTTAAGGGCGTGGTATTTACCACGCCCTTTTTTGCTTTTATAAAGTATTTATAATAAAACTTAATATGAAAAAATTATCTAAGATATATGAAGGTATTTTAAGGGAGTTCAAGAAAGACGGTGATGTTGATTATGAAATGTATGAAAGATATGAAAATTATTCATTAAGAATTTTACAGTTATTCTTAGAACAAAATAATGAGGATTACACAGCTAACATGCCTTGGTGATTAATTCCATATCCAAGATTAAAAAAAATATGGGAAGATTGGGCTAAATTCGGATTTGTTAGAGATGAAAAAGGGTTAGAAGAAATTTGCGACGTAATGGAATCAAATACACTTAAAATTTCAGTTATAACAATGTTAGCTGGTCATACATCTGATAGTCCAGATGATTATTATGAAGATGCTTTTGGATATCACATAGAGGGTGTAATTCAAAAATTCTATCAAAATCAACCAAGACCAGAAGATAACTATCATAGTAACGACCCAAACCAATTAGAGTTTAATTGGGGGCACCCTGATGGTAAGAAAAAAGAACCAGTTAAAAAATCTAACGTTCAAATTATTGATGACCCTTATTTAGAAAATATTTTAATTGATGTAGGCCCAAAATCAGTTAGTTATGAAGACCTTAAAAAAATGTTGATGGATGAATTAATCAATAAATTCCTTTGGTATTACATTGATGACCCAGCAATAGGTCAACCAAGACTTAGCGATTATGGATTAAAACCGTTAGTTGATTTAACGTCACAATTAAGAAGTACTTATGATTCAGCTGAAAAAGTAGTTATAGTAGATAAAATGCTAAATGTGGTACATCAAAGGTCAGATTTAGCATCATGGTATGTGAGAGGTGGCTCAAACGCATTAAGCGACTTATCATCTTCACCTAGTGAAAGAGAAACACAAGAATAAAATGAATAAAAAAAGAATACAACCGAAATTTACTGATATGACCGAGGAAGAAATAAACGCTTGGTTAGAAAAAATGAAGTATCTTGAAGGTGATAGTAAAAATACATATGCAACCAAACAAATCAGAGATGGTAGGGGTTGGATATTTTAAAATGTTAAAAAATGTTAAAATAAATAATGTCAGTTTTTTATTTAAATATTTGTGTAAGTTTTAAGGTTGTTTATCAAAAAGCTGTTACTGCAAGATGTGCCTAACCTGAAAAAGTGGTTTGTAGAAATATGCAAAGGAAACATAGGGGAGTATTGAGTTGACCCCTCACATCACTCAACTTTAAAACTGTAATGGGATTATAGCTCAGGGGTAGAGTGATGACCTCTAAAACCAAAAGTCGTGGGTTCGAATCCCACTAGTCCCTCTAAAATATTAAAATAAAGTAAAATGAAAGACACTTAGATTAAAAACAACAAATTAATAATAATCACTAGACGTGATTTATCAATTGGTATTCAGGCAGTTCAGGCTGGCCATTGTTCATGCTATGGATGGTGGAAGATGACATCACGCATTATGATTCGCTAGAGGTTCTGCTGAAAGCGGATAACGATGCCAACGTTATCAATAGGTATAGAGATACCATAGAACTGGTTCTGCCTTTCTTAAAGTTCTAATACCAAAAAGAGATAATTGTAAAAAATTGTCTCTTTTTTTTGTTTATTACATTTATTATTAGTATATTTGCAGAGAGTAAGTTGTAATAATAAAAGATTAATAAATCAAACAATTGAATTAGTAAAGGTTTTATAGGATTTCCCTTTCTTTTATTTACAAAATTATGTTTTAAGAATTAGATTATGGAAAATAAAGGGTGGAAAGATGTTAGAGAAATACCAGCCAGCGGTAAACGCAAATGGCATGGCGGTGCTTATACATTAGCTTTCGTATATTCAAATAAAGGTAACTTCCTTTTAAAAGGTTATGGAGCTGAAATTAGAGAATATTTACAAGACTTAAAAAGTAAGGGTTATAAATATATACTTAATGAAACTCTATGGCATACAGATAGTTGGACAGGTGAGAAAAACTTTAGAAGTATATGGTCAGTATCAAGTCAAAGTACTTATATAGATGAACCAGAACCAAAATCTAGATATAGAAAAGAGGATAAATTCAAATGGGTTATTAAACGGTTTGGTGAACACGGTGAAGATACTAAAACACTAAAATTTAAAAGGCTCCCAAATAAGTGGGTACCTGAATATGATACAATAATATATTAATGTGTAAAGTGGGTTACTATAAAAAGCTTAATTGCCCCAGTAGTTCGGATAGTGAGAAAAACTAGACTGCATAATTACTCCGACAAAAATCTGAACTACAACACATTATTATATATTTATAAAATATGGAAAATAAATTAAAACTTTCCGAAATATTTCAGGAAGAACCTATAGTTGTTTATCATGGTACATTAACCAAATTTGTTGATTCAATTAAAAAAAATGGATTAACTCATAAAAATTATTATGAACCAAAATGGTTTATGGTTTCTACTGATATTGAAAGTGCTTTATATCATGCAACACCAGATGAGGGTGAAACTGCCTCAGTTATTGAGTTTAAAGTTCCTCTAACTAATGATAAATGGTATGGTTATCCTTATTTTTGGCCACCCTATAAAAGAGATGGTAATTCTATGTGGTTTGCATTAAAACAACCATTAGATGGTAATCTAATCAATAAAGTACACAACGTACCTTATGCAACCTTTATTAAACAAAAATATAAGGGATATTAAATATGGAAAATAGAAAAATATTTGTTTGCAGTTGTCATTCACTAGAACACCAATTTGCGTTTTGGTATGACGAAGAATATAATGAGCTTTATTTTGAACCACACTTACATGATAATTCTTGGCCTTGGTATAAAATATTTTGGCAAAGGTTAAGATATGTATTTGGAAACAAATCAAGATTTGGTGCTTGGGATGAAGTAATAATCAAACCAGAAGATGCTAAACAAATAATTGAATACTTAAATAAAATAAGTGAGAATTAAAAAGAAGAACATATTATTTGAAGAAAGGGTTAAATCTAACATGGCCGTACCCAATGAGGTTAAGCAACTTCATTCTTTATTTGTAAAGAATGGGTTTCAACTTTATATCGTTGGTGGTGCTGTGCGTGATACCCTTATGGGTAAACCAATCAAAGATTATGACTTAGCAACTGATGCTCCACCAGAAACGGTTGAGAAGATGTTGAAAAGTGCTGAAATTAGAACTATTGGAACTGGCGCAGCATTCGGGGTTATTAACGCATATGTAAATGATGAAGAATACGAGATTGCCACATTTAGGTCTGACGGATTTGATAGTGATGAAGATGAATTAAAAAAATTTAAGGATTATTTGAAATCCTTAAATAATGGTTCTTTTGAAAAGTTTGAAAATAATTTAATGAAATAGCGACTTTTAGACTTATTTCTCATATTTATTAATATGAGAAAAGGTTATATATATGAATTAGTTTGTCCTATTACGAATGAATGTAGGTATATAGGGCAAACAATACAAGAATTAAATAAAAGGTTATATAAGCATAAATATTGTATGCGAAATAACCCTAGTCATAAAAATAGTTGGTTAATCAAATTATCTAATGAAGATTCATTAGATAATTTGATTATAAAATTAATTGAAGAATGTGATAGTGATATTTTAAATGAACGTGAAATTTATTGGATTGAAAAATATCAAAATGAAGGTTATCAGCTAACTAATATGACTGAAGGTGGTAATTGTGGTTCTAGAGGTTATAAACATACTAAAGAAGCCATTAAGAAGATTGCCGAAGCTGGGAAAAGAGTTGGTTATAAACATACTAAAGAAGCGAAAAAAAAGATATCAAATTCATTACTAGGTAAGAGAGGTAGGAATACTGGAAACAAACATTCAATAGAAACCAAAAAAAAGATATCTGAAAGTAAGAAGGGAATTGTGAGTTGGAATGCACAACCAGTTTTACAATTAGATAAAGAAGATAAAATAATAAACGAGTGGAGAAGTGCTAAATATGCCGCTGAACAACTTAGTTTGAGTCAAGGTAATATTTGGGCGGTTACTAATGGTGATAGAAAAAGTTGTGGTGGATATAAATGGATTTTAAAAAAATGAATAAATTGAAAAGAAAAGTTGGAGATAAAGTTACTTTGAATGATAAATTTGGTAATGATGAAGGAAAAGAAGCAATAATTAACTCAATAGAAACTTCTAAAAATGGTAGAGAGTGGTATCGACTAACTTATAAAGGTAAATTAGACCCATGGAATTGGTGTGATTCAGATTTTAAAAATTAATATGAAAACTTGGAAAGATATAGCTAAAAAAACAGTACCTAATGAATTTAATACATTCATGAAGGGTAAAGGCAGAAGACCTGATTCTGTAATATTTTCTGATATTGAAACTGATGTTAAAAGACGTGATTTAACAATCAATGCATTATTCTACGATATTTCAACAAAAGAGATAGTAGATTTAGTTGGTGGCATAAAAGACATTAATAATGGTGTTGTAAGGACCGTAGGAGACGCTGGAGAGCGTTTTGGGGAAGATAGACTAAGAATCCTTAGAGCAATTAGATTTGCGGGTAGAACGGGTTCTAAATTAGACCCAGCAATTGATAAGTCATTAAGACAAGATAATTCATTAGAAGGTATTTCTGGTGAACGTATTATGGATGAGTTTGTTAAAGGTATCAAATCAGCGAAATCAACTAAATATTTTTTATCATTAATTGATAAATATAATTTATTTGATTGGATTTTTAAAGGTATTTCACCAATTAACAAACAATTCATTGAGTCTAATGACCCAATATTAGTTATAGCGGTATTACTAAAGGATGTATCATATGATACTATCAGTAAACAATTGAATGCGCTTAAGTATTCATCCAATCAAATAAAACCAATAGTATTTATGGTAGCTTATTACCAATATTTCTCTAAAGATACTTTTTATACGTTGAAAAAAATGTATAATACTTTTGAGGCAAATGGTAATACGTTTTTATCATTCATAGAGCTTATGGGTGGTAACACTGAAATTGCACGTAAGTTTATCAATTATCAGCTATCAATTACTGGTGATATGGTAAAACAAAAATACGGAATGAAAGATGGTCCTGAATTAGGGGCTAAGATAAAAGAGTTAGAAACTCAACAGTTTTTTAAAATATAATTTTCTATGTTCATTGGTAAGAAATGGTATGTGTATTTATTGCACATACCCTTTTTTTGTTAAAAACTTGTTTATATCATTTATCTTGTGTTATATTGTGCAAAATATAAAATCATGAAAAAAGAATTTTATGAAAACATCCCAATAGTTGATATTACAACGGTATCTAAAGATGAAATGAAAATGGAACCATATATTGAAACGTACACTGGATTAAGAGTATATTTTAATGACATACATAAAGATATAATATCGATACACGACATAGCACATTCATTATCTCAAATATGTAGATTTACTGGACATACAAAAGAATTTTATAGCGTAGCACAACATTCAGTATTGGTTGCGGATGCACAAACTACGTTACCAGAAAAAAGAGCTGGGTTATTACATGATGCTACTGAAACTTATGTGAATGACTTACCAAGCCCATTAAAAGCTTGCACAGATTTGGGTGATTATAAAAATTTAGAAAATAGATTTCACCATGTCATCAATCAAAAATATAAAGTTAATGATGGAATGACACCTAACATAAAGAAAGCTGATTTAGCAGCTTTATTCACTGAAAAGAGGGATGTTCTAAGCAAACCTAGTGATTGGGGTTGGGGTTATGATATCATACCATTTGACGATATAATAATACCTTTAGGTCCTAAAGAAGCAAAAGCTTTATTCATTAAACGTTTTATAGAATTATTTCCAACTGAAGCAAAAAAAGAAGGTTTAATATAAGGTTATACGATATTTATTATTATGAAGAATATTTTAAGAATTGTCATAATAATAATATTAGTTTTTATAGGTCTAAAATTAATCTTTCCAAGTAAATACGGAGATAAATTAAAAGAGGTGTCTTTTGATAAAGATGCCAACATAATTATAAATTTTACCGATAATAAATCTTTAGATACCATATACCATGTAGGGTTAGAAGTTTTAGGTATTAAAGGAAAAAAATTTGTTATTCGTGAAATTCAAGATAATGTAAAAACAGGGTATAAAGATGAATTAATTCTTATTGGTTCAGTTGTTAAGTATAAGGAATATTATTTGATTTATACCAAATTAACCAACAATAAAAAGATGATAGATATTGCTTCTCATGAATTAATACATGTTAAACAATATATGGATAATCGATTAGAAGTAACACCTAAAAACCTTAGATGGGAAAACAAATTTTATACATTACCTCTTACAGTAAGCTATGAAGACGCACCATGGGAAATTGAAGCTTTTGATAAAGCTAAGGAATTTAAAGATTTAATGTATAATTCTTTATTAGTAAAAAAATAATTATTGTACAGCAGCAGTCGCTAATCCTTTATCTTTATGACCTAATTTAAGTACTTGCAAATCTTTATCAGTATATTCAACACCATCAATCACTAATAGAACTAATTTATCTTTTGAATATTTAGCTTTACTTATTAATTCACCATTGATATAATGTTTCCATTCGCCATCACGAAGTAATTCACCTTTAACTAGAATATAAAAACCAGTTTGGTATATATCATCATTAATTGAGTTTTCAGTATAAGCAAAATAGTTATCTGAAATTTGTTTTAGCTTATCTTTTGATTGTCCGTTTACTACAGAGATGTAGCAAAATAATGCGATAATTGTAATAATAATTCTTTTCATAATTAGTTCCTTTTTAAATAAATATGCAATGTTAACTTAATGTTACGTAATTGTTAAGGTAATTATACTAAATTTTTTTTATAAAAGCAAGGAAATTTTAATAAAAATTTGTTTATACCACATATTTTTAATATCTTTACGTAAAATATATGTATGAAAAATATAAAAATGAAACTTTTGAAGGTAACTTTATTAATTATGTTTGGTTGGGTAATTGGATTAATCATTTCAATAAAGGGAATTTCAAGGGATAATGATAATCTAATTATCAATTGTACTAACCAAAAATATTTAGACACTATAATTCATTCTGGGTTAAATATGTTAGAGATAAAAAAAGCTCGAATTATAATTTCAGATATCCCAAGTTATTTTAAACCTAACAATGATGCGAAAGAACCGATAGTAGGTAATACTCTAGGTTATATTACGCATATTTCAGGTAATTACTATTCAATTCGTATTATTAAAGCAGATAAAAATGAGTCTATTAGAATTCTATCCCATGAATTAGTTCATTTATACCAATATCACCATAAGCTGTTAATTAATAACGATGATTATTATGTTTGGGGATATGATACTATATATAAACCAACAAGTTACACTTATTTTGATAGACCTTGGGAAGTCCAAGCTAGAAGAGCTGGCGATATGTTAGAATATTTATTGAAAACTAATTAAATTTCTTTAAAATAGAGTTTTCAACGCTAATTTAAATATTTATAAAGGTGAGCGTAAAACCCACCCATCGGAACGTGGGTGGGTAGTTCACTACGTAAGTTAATGTATTTGGATTTAATTTGCAATATGAAAATGAAAAATACGTTAATTTAATTTCACAATATTTCATTCATAATTAATTAAAAATCAATTAGTTAAAAAATAATTAAAAAAAAAAGTGCAAAAAAACTTGTTTTATATTGAAACATTATGTATATTTGCACTATATATTAATAACAAGACGGGTGAATACCCTAAAAAATTAGAAAATGCAAGCAATAAGTATTATACATATTATGAGTTCGATAAATTGGAGACGTAATTCTTCAGTAGTGTCAGGTATGTCTATACTTAATAGTGGAAATTGGTTTGGTTAACAAATTAATAAAACAAAAAGATAAGATGAAAATCCTGACAGAAATGTCAGGATTTTTTTTTTAATATGGTATCTGTAGCAGAATTGGTAAGTAGTACCCTTATCGGGGAACATGCACTAGATTGTGGCTCTAGAGGATGCGGATTCGAGTTCCGTCTGATACCCAAAGGTTTCAATTGTACCTTAAACAATTAAATGGTGTGCGTAGCTTAACTGGTTAAAGCACTAGATTGTGAGTCTAGGGGATGTGATTTCGAATATCATCGTACACCCAAAATGGTCGTGGTCGGGATGACCCCACTTCAGAGGTGAAGTGAATACATGTTTGGTTAGGGTTCGAGTCCCTTTCACTGACCCAAGTAATTGAGAGTAATATCAATGTTCATTGACATATTGGAAGTAAATTAACGCAACTCATAATCAAGGGGTTGCGTACACACAGGTCAGGCTATGGTAGCCAAACGCTCTCCAAAAGCGTAGGACAGAATTCGATTTTCTGGGCTTGTGCGAAGTGAGTGTCGTCCACGAGATGTACGCCCTAACATTCATTGATTTGTTCGGTGACAGCCTCGGAATAGGATGTTGAGTAGGGAACGACAAATACAGATATAGTGTCAATGGCTAACACAACGGGTTCCAACCCCGTAAATCTGGGTTCGAATCCTAGTATCTGTGCAAATACGGATATAGTTCAATGATAGAATGGCCCCAGCGAAGGGGTTGATGGGTTCCTAGGTTTTGGTTTGATTCCCCTGTCCGTGCAAATTATGATGATTCTCATATAGCTATATTGGAGAGACATATTCGAATATGGTGGTTCGAATCCACACATCGCATCAACTACTAACTTATACCGAAAAGTATGTAAAGTATCTTGTATATAATATTTACTATACAAATATGTGTTAGACTAGGAGAGGTGGCAGAGTGGTCGAATGCGGCAGTCTTGAAAACTGTTGACCCCTTTCGGGGTCCGTGGGTTCGAATCCCACCCTCTCCACCAGATGTACGTTTTTTGTACTTTACATTATTTTCCCATATTTATATACATGGGAAGAAAACAAAAAAAGTATCATTATATTTATAAGACCGTAAATACATTGAGCGGTAGATATTACATTGGGATGCATTCAACTGATGATTTGAATGATGGTTATCTTGGTAGTGGAATTAGATTGAGAAGAGCAATTAATAAGCATGGCAAGGAAAATTTTAAAAGAGAAATATTGGAATTTTGTGAATCAAGAGAGTTATTAAAAGAGCGAGAAATTGAAATTGTTAATTTGAATGAGATAGCCAAGGTTGGATGTATGAATTTGAAAGTTGGTGGTTATGGTGGGTTTATTAGTGATGAACACCAGAAATTTCGTTCAGAATGTGCAAATAAAGCTTTAAAAGAAAAAAGGGAAAGGGATAAAGACTTCAATAAAGAATGGTTAAAAAAGATGAAAGAGGGGGTTCAAAAAGCTATGGATAGTGGTAAAATGACTAACATTAAAGATAATTATGATTGGACTGGTAAAACTCATAAAGAAGAAACGAAAAAGAAAATGAGCAAACCTAAGAATAAAGGTGATAGTAACTCCCAATTTGGGTCTTGTTGGATAACTAATGAAAAAATGAATAAGAAAATAAATCGAGATGACGTTATACCAGAAGGTTGGCGATTAGGTCGAGTAATGAAAAGTATCATTGGAAGGTGATACCTAAACAGTGTGATAATATCGATTAAAGCGCACAGTTTTGTAATATAGCTCAGCGGTCAGAGCAGCCTCCTGATGTGGGGAAAGTCGATGGTTCGAATCCATCTATTACAACAAACCATCGCAAGATATAGTTGCAACATTTATTGATAATGGTCTAGAACGTTATCTTTAGATATATCAAACGATGGTCCGATGTAGCTCAGTGGTTAGAGCATCCCCCTCAGAAGGGGAAGGTCGGGGGTTCAAATCCCTCTGTCGGAACAAAGTATCATCGGAAGGTGATACCTAAACAGTGTGATAATTACGTATAAAGCGCACAGTTTTTGCGAGATAACTCAGAGAGTAGAGTGGCCCCGTGCAAGGGGAGAGTCGGGGGTTCAAGTCCCTCTCTCGCTACTAATATTGCGGTGTAGTCAGTAGATGGAAGCTTGCGAGGCTCATAACCTCGTGCCGAAAGGCCCCACGGGTTCGAGTCCCGTTGCCGCTACTAAATTGCGTTAAAGTGTAAAGGTTGCATTTCGACCAATAACGTTAAATAATATGAACTTTTACATAATTCTTTATATTTATATAAAAAGTTTAAATTATGGAATGTTTAGTGTGCGAGTTAAAATTGGGTAAGGGTAGAAGAAAATTCTGTTCAGATGATTGTAGAAAACAAAATAGAATTTTACAATATAAAAAAACTGGTAATCCTAATTCTTATTCAAGACAAGTGTCTAAACATAGGTTTCGTAAATTTAATCTTATTGAGTTACGTAATAATAAAGGGTGTGAAGAATGTGGTTATATTAAAAATATAAGTGCGTTAGATTTTCATCACTTAGTTCCAAAAGAAAAAGATTTTACGTTAGATGCTAGAAATTTAGCTAATAGGGGTTGGGAAGAAATTTTAGTCGAATTTAGTAAATGTAAAATTCTTTGTGCTAACTGCCATAGAGAAGAACATAACCCAGATTTAAATTTTAAGGATAGGATTAAATTTGATGAAATTGGTGAAAAAATAAAAAAAGAATCTAAATGTGTGGAATGTAATGTGAAAATTCATAATACCGCAAGTAGATGTAAAAAATGTTTTGACATGTCAAGACGAAAAAATGATAGACCAAGTAATGTAATATTGCTTGAAGATATTAAAGAATTAGGGTATAGTGGTACTGGTAGAAAATATGGTGTTAGTGATAATACTATAAGAAAATGGGTTAAAAACTCATAAACTCTACGGGGTGGTTCGAATCCACGATACGCTACTTTGGAAGTTTAGTAAGTTTTTCCTTAAAAACAACTTACAAATTATATATCGATAAGTAATTGCCTTGATGGTTGGCTGTAAATAAATTATCATTATGGGTGAGTAGCTCAGTGGGCCAGAGCGGTTGATTGTTAATCAAAGGGCCTTTATAGGTTTACGTGGGTTCGAATCCCACCTTGCCCTCAAATCTTAATAATTATGGAAAAATGTAGTTAAAGAATTGGTTCAAAATTTAAGAGCCAGTGGGATTAACGTCACATATTATGATAATCCAAGTAAAGAAAAGATTGAACGTATTAATAAACGTTTGGTAGAATTAAGAAAAAGAAATTCCTTTTAGTCCCTGAAGAAATTCAAACTTTAAGGTGCAATCTTCAATAGCTCAGTTGGTTAGAGCTAAAATTCTTCTCTCGTATAAAGGTTATTACGGGTGACTGTTAATCACTTTATCTAGGTTCGAGTCCTAGGGGAAGAGAGTTGTCGATATTAATCCACTTCCACGTAGTGACAACTGGTAATAGATGAATTCATCTAGCTAGGAGGTTAATAAACGTTCATTAAGTATCTTGGTGATTATATCAAGATACTTTTGGGATGTCTTAGGTTTAACATAAGTTTGGCTACTTGTATCGATAATACATAAATCAATCTTTAAATCATGACAGGCTTTTGATTTAGATATATCATTCTCTTGAATCTTTTGTAATTTATTGTTACCATATATAGGTTCATAATGAAAGATACCATTGTTTTAGAGTTGTTAAATTCTTCTTGGGTATATAATGGTTTCATAAAGTTATTTATTTATAAATATGTTAACATTTATAAAAGACGTTTTCGAGTCCTAGGGGAAGAGCAAAATGGAAGGGTGACAGAGTGGTAATTGTGCCAGTTTGCTAAACTGAGGCTGGGCGTGAAAACCCACGAGGGTTCGATTCCCTCTCCTTCCGCAATTATAATGGAAAATATTCTACTAAAAACACGTTATAGTGGAAAATATTTGTAAATTATTATAAATTTTACCGTTATAACGGAAAAAATTCTATAAAAAGTGCATTATAATGGTAAAAAATGCAAATTATTGCACTTAAATACCATTATAACAGTATAAAGTGCAACTTATTGCACTTAACGATGTATAATATCTCATTCATAGATATTAATATTATAAAATAGTGAATGTCATTCAAATTGCCTCCGTAGCACAACTGAATAGTGCAACACCCTTCTAAGGTGTCGGTTATAGGTTTGAATCCTATCGGGGGTACAAATTATGTTTCATAGTCGAATAGTAAGTTTTAACCTGTCATAGGTGATATGAAACATAACAAAATGGGGTATAACCAGCATGCCTGATACGCATGACCAAGGTAGCGGTTGAAAACGAGGGTTCGAATCCCTCCGCCCCAACAAAATGCTGGTGTAGCGGTGGGAGCTTATATCTCCTATACCCGTAGAGGTTCTTGAGATAGCATCAAACAAGGGTTCGAACCCCTTCTCCAGTACAAACGGGTCCATATCGGCTCTGGCTCATAACCAGTTGAAACCGTAATTGGTCACATGTGGGTTCGATTCCCTCTGGGCCCACTTTATTAAATTTGTTGATATTTATATAAAAACAATATAAATATGGCAAATTTAAAAATTTCTGAAGAAGAATTTAAAACAGCAGCTGACTTAATCGGTTGTGAAGTAGCAGTTATAAAAGCTGTTGCAAAGATTGAAAGTAACGGAAGCGGTTTCAATGCAGATGGTACCCCAAAAACACTTTTTGAGGGACATTGGTTTCATAAATTAACAGATGGTAAGTACTCAAACGATTCTAGATATGAATCTATTTCATACGCAAAATGGACTCGTAAGTGGTATGGCAATCAAATAGTTGAAAAACAAAGATTAGATTTAGCTGGTTCTTTGGATAGAGATGCAGCGTTACAATCAGCAAGTTGGGGGGCATTTCAAATTATGGGATTCAATTATAAGTTATGTGGATTTAATACAGTTCAAGAATTCATTAATGCAATGTATAAAGGTGAGGGTACGCAATTATTAGCTTTTATAAATTTCGTTAAATCTAAAAAATTAGATGATGAATTACGTGATAAAGATTGGGCCAAATTCGCTTACTACTACAATGGTTCAGGTTATGCAATAAATAAGTATGACGAGAAAATGAAAGCGGCTTACATAAAATTTAAAGCTGAAGAGGTGGAAGAATTAAAAAAAAAGTAAAAGCGAAAGCTGAAGCTTTAATTATTGTTAAACCAAATGTTAATTGGATTAAAAAATTCTGGGAATCAATATATAATTGGAAAAGATAGAAATATAAGTGGAATCAAAAATTAGATAGAATAGTAAATTTTGATGATAATAAAAATAATTCAATCAGAATTCTATACCTGTTAAAATAAAAAGATAAAAATACTTTGTTTTTTAAAAAACATTTCGTATATTTGCATCATGAGAATAAAAGAAGATTGTCAAGTAATTTATTTGGATAAGGATGATTTAACAGCACATGGAGCTATTATGGTCTTTGATGACGTAGGTCTTTTTGATTTTATATTCACAACTAAAAGCCCTATCTTGAAGGCTGATATAGTTATCTTCAAAAATAATGGTAAATACAGAGTATTAAAAAGTAGATATTAAAATGATAATAATTAAATACGTAACTTTAAAAAAACATGAGCGATTTTAGGTACACCTAAAATTAATCATGAATGAAAAAAGTAAAACAAAGTAAAAAAAGATGGGCTTGGACTGAGGCGCAAATAAGAAGATATTGGTCAAGAGGTAGTTGGTATACACCACCAAGTTGGTTTAGAGAAAATTATCATAGAGCTAACAGGGCATATGAAAGAGCTAAAATAAACAAAATTTTAAATGGTCATATCGATGAGGATTCTTACATAGGAACCAAATATCACCCTAGTAGTGCTAAATGGGACTGGACATGAGCATCCATCGAAACCGAGCCAAATTTAATAAGGCTTTAACCAGTATGGAATATACTAGGTTAATGAAAATGGAAAATGTTTATTGCATAATCTGTGTAAAAAGAGCTGGTAATTATAACGCATCATGTCACCCATCAGTATTCAACCCTAGAGGTTGGAGGTGGCGTAGAAAAAGAAATTGGAAAAATAAAAGAAAAACACAATGGAAAAATTAATAGATAACACTTCATAGGATTCAATTGCGACAAGTAATTGAAGAGTATGAATGCCAAATTAAGAATATGGAGAGTAGTGCCTACCAGTAAGACTGGTGCCAAAGCTCCCTACTTCTTTGTAGAAACAGAGAAGTTCGAATTGGAAGACGCAGTGATAGAAGCTAATAATTTAGCTAAACAAAACTGCACTTTATCTAGGTTTGATAACTGGAATTTTTCCGTTACCAAA